CACTTCTCCACCCGCCTATCCCCTTAGGGCATTAGCGGGCCAACATGGGAACACGGGATGGATACCGCGGCCCATCCTAACTCACCCTCTCTTACGAGAGCCAAGGAGGTGTACACAGAGATACCAAGTGGACAGCTAGGCTGCCACCGCTCCATATGTCGATACAACCAAGCCACTTCCGGTTGCAGCGTAGACGTATAGTCTTCGATGCTCGGGGTGAACCTGGAGAACGACATCGTCGTGATACCGTTACGATTCATGTAGACACGGATTTTACGCGTGCATACATCACCGTAGTGTAAACCTGCGTTTGGGCCATATTCCACCGGCGTCTGCCGACGATCTTTTTCAGGGATCGTTTGCAAGATTACGTCCAGTAGTTTACTGTACCGTGGGTCAAAATACAACCCACCAGCCCAATCCCGTACTTGGTTGTACAGTCTGAATTTCTCAGAAAGACAATCAACATCGGCTTTAGCGTATACAGGCGTAACATCAAGCCCGCTGTGGTAGTGCTTACCGCACGACTCTCGGAAGCTTCCGGTCCAGAAAGATTTCTCGCGATTAAACGAGAATCCAACCGTTTCCATAACTTCCTCAAGGTGACCACATACCTCTGACGCGACAATAATATCATCGCCATAGATACACAAGCGCTTCTCCGAGGGGTTCCGCGTGTCGACTACAGCCTGTGTAAGGCAGTAGAACACGAAAGACTCGAGTTCAAAAGTGAACCCGTTCCCCATTGAAGACACCTTCACCATCCTCTTCCATACATCACCATCTTGGTACAAATGCGATCGGATTGCATAGATCACATCATACCACGCCGGCGGGAGCAGGAAAGACAACAATGCTAGTGTGACAGAATCCGAAGCTGCAGAGAGATCGACCGTGCCCAATGTGCCACTAAGAGAACCAGCAAAAGCAAGACGCTGGCTCCTCGTTTGGTCATTAAGGTTAATGCCGACCTTCCGTAGGATTTTCCGGATGACGTTACCAATGCCCTTCTGGAGAAGCATGTTACCATCCGGTTCAATCAGGATGGTACGCTTTGTTTTATAATTCTTCTCTACGAATCTCAGGCGTGAGCCCGGGACAAGATTGAACGCGGGTTTCCACGTTCTTTCATCGTACGTCGTACACGCCAAGATGCCGGGGTCACCCCAAGCAGCCTGAAGAGTAGGACATGAGTCGAACAATTCCTGAAGGTGCACCAAAGCTAGAGGTGTCACATCAAGCGATGGGCGTGCCCACCACTTTAGCGCTGGATGCGCATCGGACCGTTTACGGCTCGTTGACGCACCACCAGTAAAGGTACATTCCTGGAGCCATGATTTCGGTGGCTTATCACCTAACAAATCGTACGCAATTTGACGCGCACGTAGGAGACTACTACATACAGAAAAACTAGCTGTATGCAACAGGCCACGTTCCTCAATGGCTGCGCAACGCTCCTCAGACCTAGCGAAAGAGCTGCGAGCAGCTTCTTCCGTTTCGGGCCGTTCAACCTCACGCTTACGCAAGAGGTTGTAGATGAACCAGGCTTCCTTGAAGGAATCCGGGTCCATCGATGTCGAAGGCATAGGAACTTCGGTGTCCATCAACCCCAGGGGGCTAATATCAACGTCAGCGCCAAGTGCCTTGACCATGGAGCGCAACAGGTGACTTGTAGCGGAGGGTTTCATATGTCCTAACCTCTATGATCGTTAGCAGTAAGCTAATAAGAACAAGTGCAATAAGCTGGAGAATCTTTGCCTTAGACACCGTTGGTGTAAAGGGATTTCACCGTTTCGGAACCCACGAGGGAACCGAACTGTGCGACGAAATCTTCAGCAGCAGTTGAACTTGCGATCAGAACAGAGGACAGGTCAAACGACCCGACTTCCGTCCACAAGACACTCGGAACGACCGAACTTGGGTTTGTCCCAACGGTCGGAACTGAGAGCTTACCAACAATACGGTTGGTTTTGCCATTTTCCTTTACTGACAGCGACAACTTCGCACTATCCATGAGGCTTGCGCCTTTGTGGATGTACGTACGAGTATTGCCTACGTGAGAAACTTCCACGTAGACGACATCGGCGTTGTTTTTGTCTTTCAGGGTGATATTTGGCATTAGTATCTCCGATAATTAATTGGAGGGCGGTACTTTGGCCTAGGGCCGCGATACCTGAAGGGTTTAAGGGCGATCAGTTTATTGATCGGTTTTACCCAACGCTGGACAGACAAGGCGAGTGCCGTTGCTGCATTACCCCAGGACATGTTGTTCACGAAGAGCAACCGTGCCTCAGGGTAGTCAACGAGGGGTGTACGCTTGACGTGGAGGAGTCTGTAAAAGCCTTCCCCCGCACCAGTGCTACTTAGCCGCATCAGACCGCGAGAGCCATTGACCTGTGAAACAGAGCCTTTGACCTTCACGGAATTCTTAACTTCAACCCACGAGGTAGACGAGCCAGTTTTGAAACTGACTCCAAGAAGCGGATCGAGAGATCTAAGAAAAGTACCCATGTTGGATATGAAATCCGACAGAAAAGAGAGTGGCACGAGGTCGTAAAGCGTTGCGATGGGGTTAAACCCTACATCACGAAGCGATGCTGCCTGTTCCACATCAACATTAACCGTCACAGAGGTACGATGCGAAAAACGAGTATAGGACTCCATTACACCTACATAACACGCCTGATTAGGGCCTGAGATGGTAAATGGAGACGAAGGTTTATTGCTGAAGGAGGAATTAACCTCTTTAACATCTGCCATACGGCCACGACCAGTGAAGGTCAAGGTTTCGTTCTTGGACAGGAGCTCAGCAAGACCTCTAGCCTCGTCGATTAATGGAAGGAACCCAAACATAAAGCCAAGGTGCTCGGACGCAATCTCCTTCGAGACGCGTTTGCGATCACGAAACTTCGTTTTGAAGTAGCGCTTTACGTCCTCAGCTTGCCGTCGCTTCACAGCGTTGGACAAGGTGAAAAGCTTCCCCCTCAGATAAGCGATGGTCTCTTTGCGTTCTGCGAGAAGCAGAGGCAAATTGATCATAGATCGCCTCAGGTCAGCAAGCGCCTTTGTATCGGCTATGTCCTTAACAAACTGAGCAATGGAAGCATTCTCAGGAGGTTTCGGAACGAAATAGTCCGGCACAACGGTCTCAAAGTCCTGATACGAGCGTGCAGTAACAAGGTTACCGCAAACGCGCACATCGAAGGGATCACCATCGGACGAGGTATACTCAGTGTCAAAGTTGCCGACAACTGGTACCCAAGTTCGATACTCCCCTGTAAAGGGGTATGAGGTTACGCGGTCTCCCTGTACTAGGCTCCTCGTTTCACCAACACGATAGTCCTTGGACATCGAAATCGGAGGAACAAGACCTACTGGGCGTCGGAAGCAATATAGGCCGGAAGGCCCATTTTCTGCTTGACCGATGAGCCGTTCGATCTCATAAGAAACAAATTGCATAGTGGGATTATCCTATACGTAGGGTATTACCAAGGGACAGAGTCCCAGTGTACCGGCGCAAGCCG